CCTTAACTCTTGATTCTATTCTGCCACGCTCTATTGCATTTTCTGGACTTGGTCTAATCTGTAAGTCATCAGTAACAAGTAGTTTCATAGCTTGATTTAATCTAACTATGTCATTGTTAGCTTGGTAAAGTTGCTGTCCGAGAAAAGCAATAAAACCGAACAGCAATCCTAGTAATCCGTTCTTAATCTTATCGTCCACGAGCTAATGTTGCCCCAAAAAACATTTCTGCAATCATCACGAATACCATTCTTACTTCTTCGATTAATAGCATTCCCTTGACTGTTATATATTCTGTTCTATCTGGAGTTATTTCAAAACCTAAGAAACTAAATCCCTTTTGAACGACTGGAACAACTGTATCAATATCAAATAATGCTGGTGCAATAACCATGAATGTCATTAAAAACAAAACAGTCATAATAAATATGCGTCTTGTCATAGCACTAAATGGAGATTCTTTTAATCCGTAGTTTCTGGCTTGTTGCAAAGAATGATTACGAGCTGACATAGCTTCAATCATTAACTTTTGTTGATCAGATGCCATCTGCATTTTAATAGCAGTTAATTTGGCTAAAAAACCAAGAATTACGGGGATAACATTAGTTAATAAAGCAATCATACGCACATATACCAAGTGTAGTAGTAGATAGTCCAGCAATCATAATAAATCACTATTTTTTCTCTTTGTAGAGAATATCGAATATCTTATCTAGTTTAGAGTCGATACGACTAAACATATCTTTATTGGATTGCTGATTAGATTCGATAGCCTTAGTATTGGCTCTGATTTGGATTTCTTGAGTGGCAACAGCTTTATCAATGTTGGTTATATACATAACACCACCAATAAAAATAATCACAGTTGAGATTATGTGGGAAATATTAACCGATTTTGATAAATGCCACTTTTCCATATTATCTATTATTATATTTTTGAGCTAAATATGCAAGATAAGCCGACATAGCTTTTTCTTTTGTATCATAAATGCACTTGCCAGTTCCAATTCGGTATTTGCCATTAGTACATTTATATACTGGCATTATGCTTCTAAAGCTGTAATTCTAGCTTCTAAATCTGCAAATCTCTGGTCATTATAAGCATTAATAAATGCAAATAATTCTGGGTATCTAACACCTAGTCTAGTTCTTTCAGTTGCTCCCTCTGGTGCTTCTTCTTGTGTATCAAATGTATCTATTCTTGTATGTGCTTCTACACCTTCAACTTCTTGTATCTCTGGAGTTAATTCATTACCATCTTCATCATATGTTGCTTCTTGATATGCTACGGCTTCAACAGCAGGAACATCTGTAGAAGTTTCCCACCAAGTAGAGGATATAAACATTGCATAGTTACCAGCATCTAAACCTTCATCAGTAAATGCTTGTTGCATATCTTGTGCAATAATTCCAGTATGTGTTCTAGCGTTATCACCATTTTCTTCGACACTAGAGTTCCATTTAAATGTCTTAAACAATGCAGATAATCTTTTAGCAACATTCATCTCAGCATTTGTTAATGATGCAATCTGTTGTTTTTCGTTTTGGTCAGATGTTTGGATTGTGCCGTTGGTAGCATAGATGTCATCAAATCTTGCTCCTGTCGTACCCAAATCAATGGCATTATCCCTACCTGCTCCAGTATTGAATGCGGGAGCTACAGCGTTGGCTGAGCCTTTTAGTGCAACATTACCTGAATTGTAAAAGACAAAGTAAGAAACAACACCATTGTTCCCAATACTTCCCACAGTTGTGGTGTCTTTACGGAATAAAACAATATCCCCATCACTATCTCTGCGACTAAACATACCAGCGTTGTTGCCAGAACGAGTTGCTTGTACTTGCCCATCTGGTCTAAACTCAACACCAGCTGAGCCACCAGCTGTAGCATCAGCAGAGGTCTTACCCACCAACAAGTTACCACTAGCATCAATATTCATCGCGTTAGTGCCGTTGGTATGGGTAAAGTAATAAAGATTAGAGCTTCCATCATAACCCGATTCCCAGCCAACTGTTGCAGAAGCATCACCTAAGTATTTAACACTTGCTTTGGAGTTGTTTGCTGATTTGATAATTACATTATTATTTGATGTTGTAGTTGTTCCAACATCTATGCCAGTAGAGGTTGTGGCTAGTTTCTCTGCGTTGTCGTAAAAAAGATTAACAGCCCCATCAGCATTAAACTGAGCCATTGTTTCGCCAGTATATTTACCGATATTTACTGATGCGTTACCACGAATGATAAGACCGCCTATGCCAGTATCATCAATACGGCTATTTGCACCATCGTGATAAATCTGTAGGTCATTAGCATTACCAAAATTTATTTTGTCGCCATCTCCAAGATTTAGGTCGCCAGTAAATAGAGGATTACCAGTTGAGATTTGCATAACATCAATCCAAGCTGAATCTGCACCATTACGCATTTTAAGTTTATCATTTGCTGTATCAGCCCACCACATATAAGCACTTGTATTACTTGGTTCAGTAGCTGATGAATTATTGCTAATTATTGCTTGAAGCACATTATTTAAATCACTTCTAAAATTAGCACCATTTTGGTTTGCAATTACATAATCGTGAGTTGCCATTTTTAACCTCTAAATAAATTTCTTAAATTCTATCATATTAATAACCCTTTGCAACATAATTGATGTCGTGGACTGTATAACTGCCTCCATGAACAACACCAACATCAAAGGTGGTTGCAGTAACATTGGCTATTTCCAATAAATCGTTTGAGTGTGCTGAAACAATACTAACTGATAATGCTGGTGCTATTTTAAATGGATATGGGAAAGTAACAGTCTTTAATGCCCCAGCAACTGTTGATATATTGTTTTCACCTTGCACTCTATCTGGCATATCTACTTCAACAGATAAAGCCGTTATATTAATCTGGTGATCTGGATTCGTTGTTGATGCTTCTACTTTAAATTTATAAGCTCGACAAGCATAATCTCCAACTGTGAATTTTTGCCACGCTGACCAAGTTGGTGTTCCAGAAGGATCGTCATCAGTTGTTGCCACATATAAATTAACAGTAATATCAGATGGAAAATTCTCAAAATCTGCCCAATTGTCCATTAATGCTGTTCTATCATCAATTAAGTCATTAGTTACAAATCCAGTAAATTCAAGACTTGCAGTAACTCTTGATGTAAATGTATCGCCTAAATCAATGTAATTATCAAATTCATAAGTTCCAGATGTATCTACACCACCTAAAGCATCTATTAATTCCCAGTCATCAACATAATCTGTAATAGAATCAATTAATGTATCTGCCTCAAACTTTAATACATCATCAACCGCAACCATATTAGTTTTAGCACCCGTAAAATTAGGGTGTTGTGTTGATGTGGTAACAATATTCATTGGCAGAATATCTGGCACTTGGTTCAAAATAAATGTAGTAGCATTGTCTGATTCATTTCCAGCAGAATCAACGAATTTTGCTAAATATGTGCCTTTTAATAATGGCAATACAGCATTAGTATTATGTCCAGCAACAGCAGAACCAATATCTGTTGCACTACCCCAGACAGCTCCAGAGGTTTTGCTAGAATACTTAAATCTGACTTTACCACCAATTTTGACATCTAAGTCAGTTGCTAAATCCCAAGAGAAATGAGCATTATTATTAATTGCTACCATTTCCAACCCAGTCAAATCAACTGGCGGAGTAGTTAATCCAGCAACAGTAAAGTTCTTTAATGTAGCCCAATCTGAGCGAACACCAATCGTATTAATCGCTCTAACTCTAAAATCGTGTTCTATTGGATTAGCATCATCTAATCTAGCCGTTGTATTTTTAGTATTGGTTAATGTTTTCCAAGTTGATTGAGACGATTCTTTCCATTCAACATCATAGGATTGTGTAAATATATCTTGTGCTTCAATCCAAGATAAATCTACTCTAGTCTTAACACCAGCAGAGCCAATAGTCGCATATAGTGATTCACTAGCAGATAGACCCGTTGGTGCAACAATAGAAGTTAAATTTGGAAGATTTGTATCTGGTGCTGTATCTGAAACATTAATTGTTCCAAAATCATAAGAATCAGCATCATATTCTAAGCAAGTTACTCTGACTTCATTATTGTTTTGCAAGGTCATATCTATGACTCTAAATAATTTACCTTGATTACTATTTAAAGTTTCCCAAGCTGGAGTTGTATGTTTGATATAAACCAAATCCCAAACTTCACATCTCATACCTTCAATCGTTGCTGTAAATTCAACCAGCATTGATTGTCTGGATTGATTTAGATTAATAGTGCTAATCATCTTAACTCTATCAATATCGTCTGTAAATGGAAGTTCTATGGCTTTCTCTAGCAACAAACCATTGTCTTGAGTTCTTAATGTTGATGAATCAACAACAGCAATATCTGGTTGCCAGTTTCTATCTGGATTATAGAAATTAGCTTTTATTCTGTTAAATTGATTTTTCTTATCTGGCATCTTAATTGACCAGCTACCAACAATATTATCTTCATCAAATGTAAATGAAGCCGTTGCTGGTTTATCAATTACTAATCTATATTTACCGCCAGAGAAAATAACTGCACCTCTACAAGCTGTGCAAAGATTTCTAATAATATCTAATGCTGGAACAGAAGTATCAACAACACCATTTAATGTATAGCGTTTTTTAGTAGTGCCACCGATTGTAACTGTTTCATCACAATAATCAGCCATATCGCTAAATGAAGTATCATCAATTAAAGATGAGTCAATACCTCTACCATATCTTGTATTAGTTAAATAATCTCTAATACATAATGCTGGATTATCAGACCAAGCCGTTGTAATTGTTCTTGGGTCATATATTTGTTTGCCAGAAATATCAGCAGTAATAGTTGGTAATCCACCACTAAATACATCTTGGTCATATTCAAGTCTAATGTGTATTCCTGCAATTCCTCTCAATCTATGAGCTGAAGTCCAATTAGCCACATCAGCAGTTAAATTAGGAAATGATGCTTGTCCATCTGAGCCATATATATATTCAATCTGATATTTGCCAGAAAATTTAGAATCAGTTAAAGCAACATCATCTAAATAAATAGTATGAAATTGGTCAATAAAACCTTCACAAAATACTAAAACAATATGAATATATTTATTTTTATCTCCAGCAGATTCAATAAATACTCTTGTTCCACCAACTTTTCTTCGACCATATATAACTGGAATAGGTGCGTTATTAGATTGTTTATTGGCTAATATGCCACCAGAATCTCCAGAAACAGAGCCAGATGAATCTGACAAAGCACCAGCTACAGCACCACCAACTAAAGCACCTGCTAATCCACCAACAATATTACCAATGCTAGTTCCTAATATAGTTCTAGCAAATATGCCACCAACAGAGCTTGTTAAATAACTACCAGCAAAACCACCAACAACTGCACCAACAGCAAAAGCTAAAATTGGTGCTGCTTTCTTTGCTATCTTTTTAACACTACGGATAATGCCACTAAAAAAGCCCATTACTCTCTACCCCATTTAATATCTGATACTATCTGTGATGCAAATTCAAAACCCTTATCTCCAGCAAAATGTATTTGTTGTTCCTCGTGATTAGTGTGTCTGCCAGACCTTCTTTCAAAATCAACAAAAGCATTTGAGATATTTACAGTCAGAGTAGATTCTCCAGACTCAGGATTTTCATTTATAGTCGGTGCATTCATTCTGCCTTCAAATATTAAGACTGGGTCAATAACAAGTGCTTGGCTAGAATCAAGAAAAGCTAAATGTATTTGGACTTCTCTATCAATATAATCTTCAGTTAAATAATAACTAATGTAAGTTCTATCAATTCCAGATAATGCTAAGTTTAATGATGCAACCGCTAAATCAGCTGTTTCTTCAATGTCTGAAAATCCAAGAAATTTACCAACACCAAGATATTCATTACCATCATAAGTAACAGATTTATAAGCATCTGTCATATATAGAGTGCCAGAGTCAAATGCAATAGATACTAAATGAATTGGCTGATTTTCTGCTTTTACAATTTCAGCTAGAAATGCAGAAGTAGAACCTCTATCCATTACGGCACTTCCACTAAAGCTATTTTAAATCCAACTAGCTCATCAACTCCAACAGACATCTCTTGGTTATCATCAGCAAATGCAACTGTAAATGGCACATCATTATAAGTAATAACTTCATCATCAGATACATCAGCGACTAATGGTGGAACAATAGATAAAGATGTAGTTGCATCAGCAGTCAAACAATACACTTTATCGTGTCCAGCAAATTTAATGAAATCACCAGCTTTTAATGTTCCAGTTAATCCATCTATAGTTAAAGTAGAATCTCCAGCAGAATAGCCACTAGCATTGTTTATAGCAACTGTTCCAGATACAGTTCCAGAAGAATCCCCGTAAACTGGTGGAATATATGTAAATGTAGAATATTGACCTTTTTGAGCATTAGCAAAAGCCCATAATGGTGCAAAATCTGTTCTATTCATTGGTGGATATGAAGCTTCTATTACCCATCTTTGACCACCTCTAGTTCTGGCTTGTCTTTTTAATGAGTGTGTTGTGCTAACCATTGTGGGAGAATACCCGCCAATTCTAATACTGTTTGGTTTTGGAGATGTTGGAAAACTCATATTTTAACTGCTTGTCCGTTACGATTAAATGCTTCTCTTACAACTCCAACGATTGTAGCACGATTTTCAACCATTCCTTGCTGGAATGATGCAGTATCAAATGCTTGGACATTAAATGTAATATTAGCTGTTTGACTAACTCCAGAGCCACCACCAACTGCATATCCAGCGTTCATAGCATCAATAGCATCTCTATTTCTTGATGCACCAGCTCTATTTATAACTGCTTCGCCAACTTGCAATTTAGCTAATCTTTCATCTGACCTCATTCCAGAATGATAGCTAGGAATACCAATCATACCTCCAGTATGTTTGACTTCTGTTGTTCCAGTATGAGAAGTAAACATATTATCTAACATACCAGACAAAGGCACAACGATTCTTTGTCTAACTTGTATTCTGATTAAATCAGCAATAATAGCATTAGCCATTTTTTCAAATGAAACTTCACCAGTCATAGCCATTTCAACAAAAGCATCTTCAATACCTTTAGCTACTTTACTACCAATGCTTTCTAATTCTTTCATTTTATTCATTGGGTCATTGATAGCTTCTGCATAATCTTGGAAGCCAGTATTGATTAATCCAAAATAATCTTCTGATTGTTCATTTAATTGTGTTTGTAAATCTAATTCTTTTTGCCTTTGAATAATGGTTTCTTCCATTGCATCTTTTTCGGCATCTTTATTATTTAAAATTGCATCTCTAGTTTGATTAATTTCTTTGATTAATTGTCTAGCATAATCAAGTTTTTGTTTGTCTTGTTGTAATCCTAAAGCTTTCCATTGTTCTTCTATTTGTGATATATCACCAATTAAAGATAGTTCAGATTGCAAGAATTTAAGTCTTTCTTGGTCTGACATTTCACCTTTAAGATATTGAAATCTTTGGGTAGCTCTATCTAAACCATCAGATATTTTGCTTAATATATTTGATAACATTCCTAAAGCACCAGATTCAGCAGATACATCTAATACTGCTTTACCTAATCTTTCCATCTCATCACCAAATGAATTGGCTAATTGTTGAGATTTACCCCAAGGGGTATTAGCAATGGCTTGTGCCTGACCTCTAACTTTATCTGCTACTGCATCAATTACTACACCAGCTTGAAGTTGCTCTTTAGTGTAATCACCAATAGCTGGGATAGTTCTTTTGATTGTTCCAATCTGACCAGATAATGTCATAGTTAATTCACGAACAGCAGAAGGTAAATCTTTACCAAATGCAGTTGCATAATCCATAGCAGTTTCTATGACTTTTTTAGTCTGCTCATCAGATAAGCCCATAGTTTTAATTAGAGCTATTTGTTGTAATGTGGCTTCATCACCATATAGAGTTACATCTTGTAATGCAGAAGCATATTCTTTCCACATATTTAATGAAGCATCTCCAGCTCTAGCGTTGATTCTTAATGCGTTTTGTAGTGCTATTTCAGCCTTTAATTGAACGGCATAAGCATCAGATAATTTTTTAAATGCTAATGTTAGACCAGCAACAGCAACTCCAACCTTAACCCAACTGGCTGTCATCTTTTTCCCAGAGCTTTCAACTTGGGTATCTAATTCCTTGGTTTTCTTTTTAACTGAATCAATACCCTTTTCGGCCGGTTTCCCTTTAGCTAGGATTTCAATTTCAATTTTTCTATCTGCCATTGTTTATCTCTTTTTGGGTCTGAATTTTATATGCTAATAATAAACCAATCTCATCTATTGGTAAATCATTTATTTCGCTAATGGTCTTATGAAGTTCAAATGCTAGGAACGCTTTTGCCTTCAGCCATTCATCTTTTTTAAGACTTCTTTCTGTTCTTCTATTATATCGCTAACTGATTTTAATCCCATAACTGTTGCCAGATAGGATTGAGTTTCATAAGCGATATTATTTTTTATCCAATCAATATCGGTTAAATTAGTAAAAACACGCTCTCCAGATTGATCTAATAATTGAAAATATATGATATGACATCTTAATAAATCATCATCATAATAAGTTAATTCTGTTTCCGAGCCATCTGCTTCCTTAATCTTTTTAGTTTTCTTAGATAATTCCAACGCTCTTGCGTGGTCATCTCCAGACATAACTCGGTAATAAATTGTGTGTTGTTCTTTATCAACTACTAAATCTGCTGAACGCAAATCTTTGCTTTCTCTCTCTAATGCTTTTAATAATTTATCCATAATAAGAAAAGGGGGTTTTTACACCCCCAGAATGATTAAGCGATTGTTAATGCCCCAGTCCCTTCAAAAGAGAATGTTGCTTCAACAATACCATTAACATCATTTGTGATACTTTGTCCAGTAATGATTGCATTACCAGAATAAACATCATAACTTCCAGCACCGCCACCAAGTTGCAATTCTAGTGCTACTGAAGAACCCCCAGTAAGACCAGTTTGTAATGCACCTTCTGC